CTCCAGTATTAGAAGAAATTACTGAAGAAGAGGCTGAAGAAGTAGCTGTGCAAGTTGAAGAGGCTATGGCTGAAGCTGAAGCTACCGGAAATCCTTTACCAGAAGGCGTACAAAAGTTAGTAGATTTTATGGACGAAACTGGTGGTAGTATAGAAGAATACGTTACTTTAAATAAAGATTATTCAGATGTAGACGATAGTGTATTGTTAAGAGAATATTACAAATCTACAAAACCACACTTGTCTGATGAAGAAATTGTTTTTTTATTAGATGATCAATTTTCAATTGACAATGAGTATGGTGATGAAAAAGAAAACAAAAGAAAAAAGCTAGCCTTAAAAGAGCAAGTTGCCGAGGCTAGAAACCACTTGGACGGGTTAAAGTCCAAATACTATGAAGAAATTAAAGCCGGATCTAATCTTTCAAAAGATCAGAAAGAAGCTGTTGATTTTTTCGATAGGTATAACAATGATGCGAAGGTTAATCAGGAGTTAGTTAAAAAACAGCAAACTATATTTAAAGAGAAAACAGATAGTGTTTTCAACCAATCATTCGAAGGTTTCGAATATAATGTTGGGGATAAAACTTATAGATATGCTGTAAAAGACGTTGGCGGAGTTAGACAAACGCAAGATGATATTAGTAATTTCATAGGAAAGTTTCTTGATGAAAACAATAACTTAAAAGACGCGGTTGGATATCACAAGTCATTATTCACAGCGATGAATGCTGATGAGATTGCAAAACATTTTTATAACCAAGGTAAAGCTGATGCTTTAACAGATAGTATTAAATCTAGTAAAAACATCGACATGCAACCTAGGCAAACTCATGAAGCTGCTAAAGATAATAGTGGTTTAAAATTTAGAGCTATGGAACCTGAAAACAATCGTACATTTAGAATTAAAAGCAAGAAATAAATATTAATTTAAAAAATTTTAAAAAATGGCAATTAACATAGCGGCGGTGGGTAACGGAACGGTTATCCCTGCACAACAACAAGCGACGTTATCGACGAATT